CAATAAAGAAACTGAAGACGAAACAAAGATAGCTTTTGTCAAAGGTACTTTAATGGAATCACAACGTGGTCAATTATTTATTGCTGAACACATATTCGGTAAGCCAAAAGAAATAGTTGAAACTACTCACAATATTAACGACTTCAATATAAAAGATATATTCAAAATTGATAAGTCTAAATAACAAATACAATCTACTTGGTTCAGATAGTAGGTACTTTGTAATAACAGGCGGAAGGGGTTCAGGGAAATCATATTCTTTGAACTCGTTCCTATTGCTGTTAACTTATGAAGTAGGACACGTTATACTATTTACACGTTACACTTTAACATCTGCAAATGTATCTATCATTCCTGAATTCATAGATAAGATAGAATCAGCTGATTTAAGCAACGATTTTTATATTACCAAAGATGAAATAGTAAATCTTAAAACAGGCTCTAAAATCATATTCAAAGGGATTAAAACAAGCAGTGGAACACAAACTGCATCACTTAAATCTTTGGCAGGTGTAACTACGTGGGTATTGGATGAAGCAGAAGAACTAACAGATGAAGAAGTATTTGAAAAGATAGACTTCAGTATTAGAACTAAAGGTGTACAGAATAGAGTGCTATTAGTATTGAATCCTGCAACAAAAGAACACTTCATATATAAGAAATTCTTTGAAGATAAAGGAATACAAGCAGGAAGCAATTTAGTAAAAGGTGATACTACTTACATTCACACAACGTATTTAGATAATATAGAAAACCTATCAGAATCTTTTATTAGTCAAATAGAAAACATCAAGCAAAGAAGGCCTGAAAAGTACAAGCATCAAATTCTTGGTGGATGGTTAGATAAAGCTGAAGGTGTAATATTTAACAATTGGACGATAGGTGAATACAAACAAGTTGGTGCTTCTGCATTTGGTCAAGATTTTGGATTTAGTAATGACCCAACTACATTAGTAGAATGCAATATAGATACTGCTAATAAAAAGATATACATTAACGAAAGATATTACTTACCTGCATTAACTACATCACAAATTTATCAGTTAAATAAGCAGCACTGTTTAGATAGTTTGATAGTAGCTGATTCTGCTGAACCAAGATTAATATCTGAATTACAAACTGCAGGATTAAATATAGTACCTGCAATCAAAGGTCAAGGTTCTGTTACATTTGGAATAGCTTTGTTACAAGATTACGATTTGATAATTACACCTGAATCAATTAATTTGATTAGAGAGCTGAACAACTATTGTTGGTTAGAAAAGAAATCTAATACACCAATAGACAACCATAATCACTTGATAGATGCTTTAAGATATATTGTATCGTATCAGTTAGAAAATCCAAACAAAGGAACATATTACGTTTATTAGATGACATACGCACAAATCATAGCAACAATACAATGTTACATTCACCACGTTAAAGGGATTGAAGTACCAATTAACCTACCAAGAAACATTGGTGAAATAAAAAAGATGCAGAAGATGTATATGGTAGCTGAAGAATATTTAAGGGTATAGCATTAAAATAAAAAAATATTTTAAGGTTATATAATTAAATTTTATATATTTGCTATAACATTAAACAAATATAACTATGGAATACTACGACTACCAAAACGAATACCCTGAAAACGAATGCAGGTATTGCGGTGAACCTTGCGAAAAAACATATTGTGACAAACAATGTGAACGAGCAGATGAAGATTAAGTTTTAAATAGGTTGGTTAATTAGGTTATCAGAAATGGTAGCCTTTTTTTTTTGCTTAATACAATAATGCAATTAATTTATTAATAAAGAAAAAACAATACAATGAAAGTAGAATTAACAATACCAACTTCACTAAACGAGATTAAACTCGCACAGTATCAGAAGTTTTTATCTATTGCAAAGGACAATGACGAATCAGAATTCTTGCAACAAAAGATGGTACAAATATTTTGTGGTATAGATTTAAAAGATGTGGCTTCAATACGCTATAAAGATGTAGCTGAAATCACAGTAAACATTAACAATCTATTCAGCAAAGAAAATAAGTTCATACAACGCTTTAAAATGGGTGGTGTAGAATTTGGATTCATACCTAACCTTGACGAAATGAGTACAGGCGAGTATATGGATTTAGATAATTACATTACAGATTGGGAGACTATGCACAATGCAATGGCTGTATTATATAGACCAATTACAAATAAGTTAGGTGACAAATATAATATTGAAGAATACAAAGGTTCTATTACTTATGCTGATGTAATGCGACACGCCCCATTGGATGTAGTTTTAGGTGCTATGGTTTTTTTTTACAATTTAGGGAACGACTTATTAAGCAGTACGATAAACTATTTGGAGGGGAATCCGGAGGTGCAGAATATTCTGAAACAGCACAATTTGGAAAACGTTGGGGATGGTATTCAAGTATCTATGCTCTTGCTCAAGGAAACGTTAGAAGATTTGATGAAGTTTCCAAGTTACCCATACACCAAAGTTTAACTTTTCTAACATTTGAAAAAGAAAAGACTGATATAGAAATGAAATTAATAAATAAAAAATAATGAAAGGATTTTACCAAATAAGCAAAGCAATCAAAGACCAATTAGATGACGATGCTTTTGTAAATACTGTTACCATTGGTGATATATTTAAAGTTGATTTAAACAAGCAAACTATATTCCCTTTAAGTCACATTATGATTAATTCAGCAGCTTATAATGGTAATACTTTTAACTATAGCATTTCTGTTTTATGTATGGATATAGTAGATGAATCAAAAGAAGCTACTACTGATATATTTTTAGGTAACGACAACGAGCAGGATGTGTTAAACACACAACAAATGGTTGCTACAAGATTGCTTGAAATGTTAAGACGTGGTGATTTGTATGATGATGGCTTTCAATTACAGGATGGAGCAAGTATAGAATACTTTGTAGACCGATTTGAAAACAAAATTGCAGGTGTAACAGTTACGTTTAACGTGATTGCACAAAACGATATGACTATCTGCTAATATGGCACAAGAACTAAAAGAAGTAAATGCAGTATTAAAACGCTTTAGAGATTACGTTATACAACAAAGTAGAAGTAATTTATCTAAAAGCAATAAGAACGTTTCTAAGGAACTATATAATAGTTTGAAGGGCGAAGTAGTCACAGAAGATAATTATTCAATTGTAGGCTTCACAATGGCTGATTATGGAATGTTTCAAGACCAAGGGGTAAAAGGTAAAACAAGTTCAACAAAAGCACCTAATAGTCCGTTTAGATTTGGTTCAGGTACAGGTAAAAAAGGTGGTTTAACAAATAGCATATTAAAATGGGTACAAGCGAGAGGTTTTCAGTTCCGAAACAAAGAGAGTGGGAGATTTATGAGTTACAAGCAAACAGGGTATCTTATTTCTCGAAGTATTTTTCAGAAAGGAATTAAACCAAGTTTGTTTTTTACAAAACCATTTGAAGTAGGATATAAAAAATACATAGATACAGACTTAATGAAAGCATTTAGTCAAGACGTAGATACAATGGTAGATTACAATTTAAAAGATATAAAATGATAATATATTCAAGAAGTCCTTACTTCATTACAGTAAATGAATCAGCACAAGTTGGTTCTAAAATAGAATTAAGATTATGGAATGGTACAGGTGCATCACCTACACCTGCAACTTATACATTTAGTAAACCTATTGCAAGTTCAACTCAAATAGAAAACGTCTATAACATAAGTCCTTTTGTAAAAGAATATATTGACAACGTAGCACCTAATTACGCTGCAGGTGAAACTGATTCAACTACAATGTGGGTAAATGTACAAGTGAAACGATTTAAAGAAACTGCAGTAGGTGTTTATGAATTATTAGACACTACAACTTATTTAGGAACTAATGGATATACTTCTTTTGCTGATGGGTACAATTACACCAATGCTTCAGATACTTTTATGCTATTGTCAGATAATACAAAAGAAATTAAGTACGATATTACTAAAAGCATTCCATACGTTAATGTATTAATAAATCCTGAAAGTGGTGATGTAGTAACTGCAACTTATAAAGATTTAAGAGGTCGTAATGAAGTAGTAGTTGGTTATACAGAAACTAAAGGGATGTTAAAGATTCCATTATCAACTACAAGTGTTAAATACAATAAAGGTAATACACTAACAATAGCTTACAATGAAACCACATTTCAATATAGAGTTATGCCAATTTGCGAACCCAAATATGAGCCTGTAATTTGTTCTTATATTAATCGTTTTGGTGGGTGGCAATTTTTGACATTTTTTAAGGCTCAAACAAACAACATAAATGTAAAAGGTAGTAATTATAACTTATTGCAGGATTCGATTAACTACAACACATCTAAAGGGCAAAGCAAATCGTTTAACATCAATGGTAAGCAATCAGTTAAATTAAGTTCGGGATTTGTACCTGAAAACTATTCTGATTTAATTCAAGATTTGTTATTAAGTGAAACTGTTTTGTTGGATGGTAAACCTGTAGAAGTTAAAACACAAAGCACCACATTAAAAACATCTTTACAAGATAGAAACATAAATTACGAAATAGAATTTGATTACGCATTTAACTTAATTAACAACGTGACTTAATGGTAACAGTAGGATTATATATTTACATAAATGATGTAGCGCGTAGAATTGAATTATTTGATGATGAAAAGATATCTATAAATAGTTCGGTTCAAAATGCTTCAGACATTTCAAAAGTTTATACAGATTTTAGTCAATCTTTTACAATACCTGCTAACGACCATAACAACGCAATCTTTTCACATTGGTACGAAAATAGTATTGATAATGGTTACGATGCAAGACAAAGAAAAAAAGCATATATTGAATTAGATACTATACCTTTTAGAAAAGGAAACATACAATTAGAAAAGGCTACTATTAAAAATGGTGTTCCTGAAAATTACACTATCACTTTCTTTGGTAGTTTAGTTTCTTTAAAGGACACATTTGCAGGTAAGAAATTATCTGAATTAGATTACACATCATATAGCATTGTGTATAATGATGCTGAAGTTATTGATAGAGTTGAAGCTGAAGTAGGTAATGATATTAAATTTCCATTAATAACTTCTAATAGGGTTTGGCAAGATACAGGTACAACTGAAAACATAACTACTTCAGGTGGTGCTATTTTAACAAACGAATTATTTCCTGCTTTAAGAGTTAGTAAAATATTTGATGCAATTGAAACAAATTACGGAATATCTTTTACGGGTGATTTCTTAACAGATGCAAGATTTACAAATTCTTATTTATGGTTAAAGAATGCTGATACTTTTATAGCTAAAACAAATGAAGTTCAAGTTGATTTTGTTAGTTATAATTTTGAAGGACAATATCCTGTTAACGATTTAGTAACTGTAGATTTAACTGCAAACACATTTTACTACTATGGTTTAAGTGGTACTAATTTTTGTAACATTTACTTTTTACCTACTTGTAATGTTTCAGGTATTAATTGCTATTTCAACGTTTATAAAAATAATGTATTACTATACACAGTTCCGTTTACATCTTCTACTTCTGAAATAAATGCGGGTGATATATTACACGATGCAATAGGAGAAAGTGAATTTGGAGCAGGAACAATTAAAGTTACTGTTAATAGCGATACACCTGTTACATTTACATCAAGAATTTTGGTTGTAGTAGAATATACAGACCCTGAAATTGGTACTGTATTAGATGACGATAATTATATAGTTTGTAGCAATTCACAATCTACAACTTCAAATTTAAATCTAAAGTTATATATGCCTGATATTAAAGTAGAAGACTTTTTTAGTGGTATATTAAAAATGTTTAACCTTACTTGTTTAGGTTATGAAGAAGACGTTTATGCAATTGAACAGATAGAAAATTGGTATGCTTCAGGTGATATTTTAGACGTTACACAATACACTGTTTCAGATGATGTAGACATTAGTAAGTTAGAAACTTTTAAAAAGATTAACTTTAATTACACAAAGAGCGAAAGTTTTATGAACGTTGCATATTTAGGTAATTCGGGTTTTGAATATGGAGACTTAAAAGCAGATTTAAATTCAGAAGGCAGCGAATATAATGTTCAATTACCATTTGAAAATTTATTATTTAGCAAGTTTACAGGTCAAAATCTTCAAGTTGGTTACTCTTTAAAAACAGATTTTAAAGCATACATTCCAAAACCTGTTATTTTATATGACTATGGGACTTTACAAAGCTGTAATTTTTATTTAAAAGGAAGCGGAAGTGCAACTAACATAACTACTTACAATGCATTTGGGCAAGATACTTTAATTAGTGGTATTAATCATTCGTTAAATTTTGGTTTAGATGTTAGTAGTTTATTATTAACACCTATAAACAATAGTTTGTATGGTGATTATTATCAAACTTATTTAGAAAATATATATAATGTAAAGGCAAGAAAATACAACGTTAAGGCAATATTGCCTATTAGCTTATTAACTTCTATAAAATTAAACAACCGTTTAGTAATACGAGATAAAAGATATATTATTAATAACATAAAAATAGACTTAACAAGTGGTGAAGCAGATTTTGAATTGATAAATGATTTTAGAAGTTTAGAAACACCAATAGAACCAACAGCAGATTATTCATCAGATTATTCATCAGATTATTATATTTAAAAATAAAAAAAATGACAAAAGCAGAAGTACAAGCATTAATAGATTCAAATTTAGCATCAGCATCTACCATTACAGCAGTAAAACATAGGGAAGTTGAAACTGCATTACTTAATTTTATAGATGACTTTTCAGCATCAAAGATTTTAGCTAAAGGAAATGTTACAGTAGGTGATGTGGGTGACCCTTCAACAATCGCAGTAACTTTTGCTTCAGCATTAGCAGACACTAACTATGTAGTTACAGGTAGTTTGGTTTCTAACGGAACTTTAAGTTCTGATAGTAATTGTTTTTGGATGGTAAGAAATAAGACTACAAGTGGATTTACTTTAGTTGTTCAAGAAACAAGCAGAACAACACAAAACCTTTCTTTTGACTATGTAG